TGACAGCGTGAGCGAATCGCTGCCTGAGTTCTCTGAGATATTTCGCACGAAGGGAGAGATGAAGAAAGCCCTGTGCAACATCGAAGAGGTGAGGGCGCAGACGTGGGAAAACCTCGAAGCGGAAAATGCCGAAAAGGTAGCTCTATAAAAACGAAGGAACTATATGAACGAAGAGAATAAAATACCGCTTCCTGGAGCGATGGACCCGCAACCACAGAAGCCTGACTTCTTGCAAGGTGACGACTGGTTTGAGACGCAAGTCGATGATGATTTCCTCGACTTCGACGAACCCTACAGACCGCCACGCTATACGATGGAGCGCGATGGTGTGCCATTTGCAGATGTCGGCGAGTTGCACATCATCTCAGGCAAGCCGGGCAACGGTAAGACGGGACTGATGAGCCAACTGGAGGCGGCGACACTTGGCAGACAGTTTGGTAACACCTTGGCACGCGACGTTGGTCACATTGTGCGAGACGAGCAAGGCAATATCGTGAATGGCGAAGACCGTAGGCCACTATTCCAGCAGCGACCGACACGTATCCTACACATCGACACGGAGCAGGGCAAAGACGACACCATCGCCTTCAAGAACCGCGTGATCTCGATGTCGGGAATCAGCAAGGATGAAGCAAAAGAGCACTTCTTCATCCTCAGACTGCGAGACACGGAGCTGGCATCCGACCGTTGGAAGAAGATACTGAAGGCCATCTACGTGGTGCAACCGACAGACATATTCCTGGACGGCATGCTCGACATCGTAGAGGACTACAACGACCAGAAGGAATGCCAACCTATCATCCGCAAGTGCATGATGCTGGCGACCTACTACGATACGTCATTATGGGCCGTTCTCCATGAGAATCCGTTGGTGGATAAGTTGGTCGGCACGCTCGGTAGTATTACCCAGCGCAAGGTCTCTGAGATTTTCACCGTCATCAAGGTGAAACAAGCCGACCTGAAGCCAAACGAGCAGCGTCCTGACCTGCCCGACATCTACTTCCGCGTGAAGCAGAACAAGGCTCGTGGCCGTGACGTAGCAGACTGGCTGTTCCAATACGTCACCAATGCCGGTGGCTGGGGCCAGCCTGTGGAGATTATGGACAACGGTGCAAAGGTGACGAATATTGCCGAAGCCAAAGAGATACAGATGATGAAGGATGCCGACACGCTGTTCAAGGGATACAACTGGACAACGAGCGGCGCACGATGGACTGACCTCGACCGATACGTGAGGTCGAAGGGTATCAGCGGCGGCAAGTTTAGCGACCTGCTGAGCCTGGCTTGTGAGAAAGGCATCCTATATCGTGATGATAAGAAGAAATATCACTACCACGGACTGAAGGACATACCGATGTCGAAAGACAGCACGGGCGACCTTCCGTTCCCACCGAGTGACAACAACGAAACAGATTTCTAAGCAATGAAAAAGAAACATAACCCAACCACATCGCAGTATAGTTACATGGTTACAGGGCTTTTGTCGGCAAAAGTCCAGCGCAATGGAATAATTACCCAAGACGATGTGAAAGAAGCCGTAGCGACCGCGAAAATGGCCTACGATTTGATTTCCGAGGTAATCGGTGATACTGACGAGGATGAAGACACCGAGCCGGTGCAATCCAAGACCAAGAAACCGATGCAAAACTACTTCGATAACTATATCTGGGAGGATGGTGTGGCCACATGGACGGAACTTGTGGCATGGCTTAAAAAACAAGGTATCACAAGCAATCGTCAAATAAGCAAGATATTCAGAGAGAGCGTCGAAAAAGGTTATATTCGAAAAGACGAAGTAACTCATAAATATCTGCCCCCACTCCCGTAGGCCGAGTTTACCTTACTTCCACAGGGGTATATATATACCCCCCTGTGGTAAGTAAAGGCTAAACACGCACACGGGCGACGCGCGCGACGCACACGCACACGCACGTTTATGGTTTTACAGATAATCCAATCCAAAAACTACCCTTTATAGTAAAAAGGGTCGCACCCTTTATAGTAAAAAGGTCGGCACCCTTTATAGTAACGCGAATTTTTTAATATACTATCTCTTCGCTAATAGTATAGTAACTCTTCGCTGAAAGTATATTAACTCCAAACTAACCTAATATGCCAAAGATACCTGACGAAGTAGTAAAGCGAGTCATCGACCGCGCGAAGATTGAGGATGTCGTGGGCGACTTCGTGGACCTCCGCAAAGCAGGCGTGAACCTCACGGGTCTTTGCCCCTTCCACGACGACAGGACAGACGGCAACTTCATCGTGCGGCCTTCGAGCATCCCCGAGGCGCGGCACGGCAACACCTACCGCTGCTTCGTCTGTGATCACAAAGGCGGGCCTGTTCAGTTCCTGATGGAGCATGAGCGGCTGTCGTTCCCAGACGCTATCAGATGGCTTGGTAAGAAGTACAACGAGCCAGTCGATGACATACCGCTGAATTACACCCCACCGCCACCACGACCGAAACCAGCACCATTGCCCGTGCTGGAGATACCGAGGCCGTATGTCGGGCGAACGATGCAAATCGCTGGCGAGCAGACCATCATCTTCATCGAATGGTTACGCCAGTTGCCGTGGGATGAAGAGCAGCTGGCACGACTCCAGCAGACCTTGTGGATGTACTGCATAGGAGGTTGGCGAGACGGGCGCGTGGTGTTCTGGCAGATTGATCACAACGGCATACCGCGAGCCGCCAAACTGATGAAGTACCTGCCCGACGGACACCGCGACAAGGAGGCACACCCCGGATGGATATACAATCAGGATGGATGTCGTCAGCAACTCGACCCCGAGCATCACGAGATCATCAAGCCGCTCTTCGGCTCCCACCTGATGAACCGATACCCGAAGGCCGTCATCAATATCGTGGAAAGCGAGAAGACCGCTATCATCATGGCCAACTACTACGATGACTTCGACTCGCAGATATGGCTCGCTTGTGGTGGTCTGAAGTTCTTGCAACTCGACAGCCTTCAGCCATTGATAGACCAAGAGCGAACCATCTGGCTATGGCCAGACAAAGACGGGCGCGACGCATGGCAGGAGGTATGTGACAAATTAGGCTATGACCATTGCCGAGTATATACCCACTTCTTCGATACCTGCTGGACTCCGGCCGACGGTGACAAGGCCGACATCGCCGACATCGCCATCCGCATGATGACCACTGGCGAGGGGCCTCGGCAGTCAGGGCAGTCACGGGGACAGGCACCTGAGGCAAAGCCCAGTGAGCCTGTCCCTATGACTACCCAACCCAAGCCCGACGACGTGACCGACGAGGAATGGGCCAATCACCTCGCCATCATGAAGGCCATCGGTGACTATGACATCATCCATCCAGGCGACGAGCCCTTCATGCCCGAAGACGAGATGGCCGACCCGCGACTGCGCTGGATGCGCGAGACATTGAGACACATAAAAACCAATCATAAACTATATGGCAACCAAAAAAAATAAAGAAGACCGCTTTGAACAGATCGGAAGCAAGATTGACCCCGCGATGGCAGAGGTACTTGATGCCTGTTGCAACGCGCTGGAGGTGGACATCTACCATCTCATTCAGTGGTTTTGTTATGTCATCGTGAAGGCTTCGGCACCGATGCACGCACTCGATCCACGGATTCAAAAGCTCATGACGATGCTCGAATCAGATGCCGGTTGGCAGAATGCCTTCAACCTCGCAAACCCCGATGACCTCAATGTAGCTCAGGTGGTGCTCATACTCGAGCAGAAGAACCACCGAGGCTTTGGGGCTGTGATGATAGACAAACCATTCATGGGAGCCTCGATGCGGCAGACCGAGTGCGTGGATGACATACTCGAACGTGTGACCGAAGTCACTATGCGAGGCATCTACAAACGGCTCAGACTGATGGGTGCGAAGATGGATTGTCAGAATCTCACCGACGTGCTGCTGACGATGCTCGATGCTCAGAACTTCATCGACGCTGTGGAGGGCGACGCAAGCGAGGGGCCGCAGATGGGCGACATTGCACAAAACGGCAAGGCGCTCGCCTACGGCAAGCGCACCAAGCGCAAGAAGCACTTCACGCCAGACACGATGCCCGTCACCGGCAACCTCTTCGACGACATAGATCATGAGGCACCACCGCCCAAGCTCGAAGACTGGGAAGGAGAGATTAAAGGTAATAGTGAAGAGTGAATAGTGAAAAATTTGCTACCGCTATGCTAAGAGATGACGAACAAGTAATCCGCACAGAGCCGAAGCCGACACCACCTCCGCCCACACCTGGACTGGTGGAGAAGTTGGAGGCACTCGGCTTCAGACCGTTTGGTTATGAATGGTAAACAACATCAATAAATGATTGACAAGAAGACAGTAGAGAATGACGGAGGAATACTGAACTGGGAGCATGACACCGACTACGGATTCCGCTACAAACTGGCGCTTTACACTAATTGCAACTATCTGGACTTCGAGGTGATTCGGCTTGCGGATCATAGCAGAGTGTTTGGAATATGTAGAGAGCATAAGCGATGGGAGACAGCAGCGGAAAGGTTCGAGCGGACAAAGGCCGACATACTTGATTCCAACAATCCAACCCATGAAGCAATACAGCGCAAGGCAAAGGAATACTACCCATTATGACGTGAATCTGACAGCAGACCGCCATTTTCCGCGAGGCATGGCTAATATGGTTCGTCAGGCCAAAGAGAAAAGCCCCACGCAGGGAGACAGCAGAACGGCCAACAGCAGTATGAATTTCGCAAGGTCTGTTGTCAGAGCACGACATAAAACGATTAAAGATATGATAGAATTGAAGCGCGACCGCAAGGCGAAGGACATCTGGCTGATCACCACGACCGACAAGGAAGGTTATCACCGGCAGTTGCCCATCACCTTCGACGATATGCGAGAGTTAGTAAGAATTTGGATAGAAGAAACGATATGAGCGTATATATTAATAGCGACCTTATAGATATGGATGAGCAATCTGTCGAACAAGGCGAGCCATCCTTCTGCGACGATACGGATGAAGTGAGCAGAATCAGTCGCAATATCGAGTTCGATTGGCAAAGACCGCAACGCAAGCTGACAGGACGTGAGCGATACCTTGTGCTCTGCCAGAAGTTAGGCCTGAAACCAAAGGAGCCGAAACGATGAGCAAGAAACGAAACTGGCGAGGTGTATCTGACAAGGTAGCCAAGGACAAGGCCGACATCTACAACAGCCGAGAGTGGAAGGAGTTGCGCATTGCGAAACTCAGGAGCACCAACGGACTGTGTGAGGAGTGTCTGAAGCAGGGCATCGTGACAAGTGCCAGGTGTGTGCATCATGTGGTGCCGATTGAGACGGCACGAACCAAAGACGAGATGCGCCGACTGGCTATCGACTGCGGACTTCAAGGTTTGAAGGCTCTGTGCTTCGCCTGCCATGCCCGCATCCATAAGGAGCTCGGCAGCAACACGGCAAAGATAGTCCGCCAGCGAGCAGAAGCAAGACAAGACCGATGGGCTGACAACCTGATGGGTAAATTCACAATCAATAATCAAGAAACTATGCAAGAGAATAAACGACTGGGTATCTTCGGCACCCTGAACTATGAGAAGCTGAAGGACATGACAATGGATGAGCGCAAGCTCGCAGTGACTAACCATGCAAAGGATGTGCTGAGCCGTAAGACAATGGACGGCAAAGGGCCACAGATACCAGACGAAGACCACGACCCCTACGACGTGACGGCTGAGTACACCATCATGGACTGCCGATACAACAAGCAGGGCAAGATACTCGCCACCTTCAAGGCACAGCGAACCGACGAAGACTTGACCATCGAGCTGACATCGTTCGAGTCCGTCACCTCATGAACCCGCGCGGGTCGTTTTAGTTGAGGGGGCCTTCCGATTCCGAAAT